TTTAAGATTAATTGCGACAAAGTTAGTTTTTGGTAATGCTCCACTCATACTATTGCCATTTTACCCTTTTCATTCATTGCACTATTAATAATATTAACAATAACACCTCTACTATTTACAAGTAACTCATTGAATCCCCTTGCATCAACAGTATTAATGTTAAAATTTACTGTTACTGGTTGTGAACCACCAAGTTTATTATTTGGTATAACATTTGAAGGTCTATCTGGAACAACTAATTCTGCACCTGCTTCTCCAACCATATATGGTTCGCCTTGGTTCATGCGACCACCAAGTCTACGACCTTGAAATTTTTGTGATGCTATAGAAGCGATTTGAATAGCACCAAAAGCACCTATTGCTATAGCCAGTGGTATATTAGGTAATACTTTAGCGACTGCTCCTGCTGTGTCCATTATAGCTTCAGCCATTCTAAAAGCTTTGTTTAATTGAAATGCTTTTTTATTACTTTGTGCAAGTTGGTCTAAACCCTCACGACCTACCTTTTTAGCCAAATCTACTTTATCTTTTCCAGACATTTTTTCTAAATCTATTTCACTTGCCCTGCCAGATTTAATTAATTCAAAATTATCATTAAAAACCTTTTTTCTGATTTCCATTTCTTTATCAGCAGTTTCTTTTGCAATTCTCAAAGTTTCATCTGCATTTATTCTTTGTTGTTCAGCTAATAGTTCATCTTGTTCTTGTATCCTATTGAATTTATTAGTAAAAGCTTCCTCTTGTATTTGCATTTCTAAACTTGCTAAATCTTGTAAACCTTTTAATCTTTGTTCGTTTGAAAAAGTCTGTTCAAAATCACCCATAGTTGAATCAATACCTAGTCTTGTACCATCACTTTTAGCTAGGTTTTCAAGTCGTGCTTTTTCTTCTAAAAGTTTATTTTCTTTTTCTCTTATTTTTAATAATTGTTCTTTTGATTTAATTACAAGTGTTTCTTGGTCTAAAACCATAGCTTGTAATTCTGGCATAAGTTTTAAATGCCCTAATTCAGCTTCTAAGTTTTTAATATGCTCTTTTTCTACTTTATTTAGACCAAAAATCTTTGTTAGTGTTGATTCTCTTATCTCATTTAATTTAAGTTCAATTTCAGAAACTCTATCTTGTCTAAGTGCAGTAGTAGATAAATCCCTATTGAGCATTCCAATCATTACAAAAAATGACCTTGCTGTATCAGTTGCATCTATAAAACCTTCAGCCATTCTTGTTAACTTAGGTAACATAGGTGTCATAACATCTACTGATAATTCACTTAATGCAGAACCTAATGCTTTTGATGTGTTGGCAAAACTTCCAGAAGTTCTTGTGGCATCACCATGAGCATCTGATGTACCTGCAATAATTAAATTTAATCTTGCTTGGACTTTTTCGGCATTTGTAACATCTTTTGATGCTTTGTTTATGCCCATTCTAAGAAGTTCTTGTTTTAATGTTGCTTCTGTAATAACAACACCAAACCTTCTTACTGTTTCATGATTACCAACTAAAGCACTTTGAAATGCCATCATTGTTTCTGTATCACTGGCATTGTTGAATGATGCAACATCTACTGCCAATTTAGTTAATTCAACCGATAATTTAGATGCTTCCCCTCTGGCAAATCCCATAGGTACAAATGTATCTTGAATTGATGATGCCATTTGTTCAAGTTCATGTGTACTTCTTCCAACACTATCACCAAATTGTCCAAGCTGACTTCTTACATCATTTACAAATTGACCAAAAACAACTGAGGATTTACTTCTCATTTCCTCAACAGAACTAGCCATATTGACCATTTCTTGACCAAATCTGAATGCTTGGAATACAATTACACCACCAATTACATTCCTAACAGTGTTGCCTAGTGCATTAAATGAGTTTGTTTGTGCAGATACAGACCTTTTTACATTATCTTTTAGGTCATTTACCCCTTTTGTGGCAGATTGCATAGCTTGTCTGGTTTTATCCTTCGCTATGATATCTATATTTACGTTTTTAGTTGCCACTATCTTTTAGCCCTTGCTAATCTTTCTTGTCTTTCTCTTTCATCACTTTGTAAAGAATAATATGCTAACCACATATTAAACTCATAAACTGACATTTGCAAGATTTCGGCAACAGTCTTATGAAGTTTCTCAGCTAAACCAAAAACATTATGTAATTCTTGGTCTTTCTTTAGTTTTTTTTATTATCTTCAATATCTGTGTTGCCAGTACCCATAATTTTAGTAGCAACATCAGCAATTATATTTGTGTCAGCTTTAGTTTTAAACTTAAGAATATGGGAAGCATTAAACATTTTTTCACCATCTTTTCTTAAAGCTTTTTCTATAATTACATCAATCAATACTATTAGGTCTGTTCCACTTGCTCCCTTAAATATCTTTTGCTTTTCGAGCATATTAAAAGGTTTGCAATAAATAGCTTTATCGCCAACTAATCCCCATTCGGGTACTTCAATGACTTGAGTGTCAAGTGTATCAAAATGACTTCTAATGCCATCAAAAAAATCAAAATTTTCAGACATTTTAGACAGTGCCTATTGTCAATGCTCCATTACCTTGTAATGATACAGTTCTTGTTGTCATACCATCTAAAGTAACACCCACAGACATTCCAGTAACGATACCAGTGCCACTAAAACTTTCATCACCAGATGTATTTCCTTCTGGTAAAAATACGAAAGATAAACTTGAACCTTGTGTCAAAGATGATTGTTGAGCAGATTCTTCATTGTAGTTCATATCAATAGAAGCAGTGAATGTACCTCTACCTGCCTTGAATGTTTTGCTTGAATCCTCAAGTGCTGTATCTTCAACAACGTCATGTGTGGTATCTATTGTAAACCCAGTAACATTGCCAATAGCTGTTCCTGCTACAGTTACAACTCCTTCTTTACCATGATGTGTAGCCATTTAGACCTCCTTTGTTTCTGGTTCAGATGTTTCTTCTGCTTTTTTTGCAGACTTTTTATCTTCTAATTTATAGCCTAATTTTATGTAATGGTCTATAAAATCTTCTGAAATGATAATTGTTTCTTTACCTTTTTTCATATTAATATCTTTTGCCATTATGCACTCCCTCTAGTGAATTCATATAAAACCCTAACAGTAACTCTAACACCACCATAAGGATAAATTGTACCTTCGTCAGTTGATGCTTCAATAATTTGTGTATCTAAAGCATTTCCATTTCTTGTAATATCAGTATCTAATGTTTCTTCAATAACTTCAATCAATTGATTTCTTTTTGTATCAATATTTGTATCTGTGCCTTTTGCAAATGCAACTATTAAAAAATCTATTGTTCCAGTATATGTACCAGAACCAGTAACACCAATACTTGCAACTTCCCTTGTTTCATCACCAGATTGCACAAACATTGCAGGAAATTGGGCATCAGATAATTCTTCAACTTCAAAAGGTTCTCTAGTAATTTTTTTAAACTCAATAGGGCTTGTAACAGCATCAAGTTTAGTAATTATATCACTAGCAATGTTTTCTCTTTTACTCATATACCCATTTCTTTAAAATAAAATTTTGAAAATTCATTTTTTATTTTTATTTCTTCAGTATTGCCTATAGCAAAAAAAGGTCTTTTAATTTTTTTTCTGCCTACACCAAATGTATCATGGAAACTTGCTATCTTTTCTCTTTCCTTATTTGCAAAAAACAATGTGCTTTTCATACCACCAGTTCTAAAATCCAAACTTCTAAACATTTTACCAGTATCGGTAAGGTCTACAAACCCAGTCTGTCTACCCCTCTTTTTTCGGCTTCTGACAGTACCTCTTGCATATGACCTCATATTACCACCATCTGGCAGTTTACCCTTCTGTGTCCTTGTTGTAATCATTTGTATAGCCATATTAGATACTCTTTTTAAACTTTTATCTATAACTGACTTTTGTTTGCGAGAAATATTCTTTAATGCCTTTTCAACTTCAATAGCGTTAACTTTAGCTGATACTTGCATTATCTCACTAATCTAAGGCTATGCAGGGCTTCTTTTTCACTATCTGAAACAGTACCACCACCATCTTCATCATATTCTACACCATCTCTAAGAATAGCTTGAAATTCTTCATCATATCTATCTCTATAAAAATCTATTTGTACTTGAAAAGCATCTTTGCCTTCGCCAGTGTCTGGGTCTCTCCATTTAGTCAAAATAGGATAAACATATTTCCATAAACACAAATAAACTACTGATTGTGTCCATTGTGAATCAGTAAGCTTAGAACTATCCATCTCTACAGATGTTATCTTAGTAATGTCCTTGTATCTTACTTGATGCCTATATCTTTCCCACCATTCTTCACGAACTCGTCTTAAAACATCATTTTCAGCAAACTGTAACTGGTCTGCAAAATCAGCTATTCCAAAACCTAATATGTCTGGTTGGATTTTTGTAAGACTAGTATTAGTTACATTAAATTCGTTTGTAGCCATTATTCAGCTTTCTTTGTTGTAGTCTTTGGCTTTGGTGCTTCTTCC